TTTTCTTCGAGGTCGGCGAGGTATTGGCCGAGGGCCTTCGCGTGTTCGCGGTCGCCGGACCAATACTGGAGAGCGATGAGAATTTTCGTCATAGCCTTTGTTCCTTCTGGCCGGTGTTGTGGAGCCCATAGACGCAGTGGCCGATGTGCCCGCACACGAGCCCGCAGTCAACGTGCGGCTGGTGTCCGGCGGCAGCGGCGCGGAGACAGAACGAAACGTCTTCGCCGAATCCGAGATTGTTCTCAGCGCGAGCCTCCGCGAGTGCGCCCTCCAGACCTTCGAGGGCCTTGTAAGCTTTCTCGCCGGTCATTGGACCTTCGATGAGCCGGTCCCGGACCATCTGGACTCTGTCAAGTAAACTTGCCTCCGTCGATGTGAACCATTGCCCGCCCTTCTTGTCGCCGCCGCGACGTAGCCGGGGGAATCGTTTCTCGATGTCTTCAAACACCGAGCGGTGCGTCAGCAAGCAGCCCGTGGCAACCCACTTGGTCGGCTTCACGATGTCGTGCGGACCTTTGCGAGCCCAAGCATTTTCTTCCGGGTTGCATCCGGCTTCGTTATACATGAGCGTCGATTTCGGGTAGCGCCCGGAGTAGAGAGCGCCGACGATGGTCTTGCCGGAACTGAGCAGCCGGTCAAGCGCGTTGAACCCGATGAAAGGTTCAGGGAACGGAAAGCCGGTCGCGTTGCGATACCACTTTGAATCCCCGAAAGGAATCACCATGTCATCGTCAATCATTAGCATCCACTCCAGCGGCGACGAAAGGAAAGCGTCCGCGCACTTGTTCCGGGAGTGGACGACGAAGGCGTCGCCGAAATTCAGCATGTCCGCCGTCCTGCGCCGGTCGCAGAGTTGCCCCACACTGAAAGCAGTGAGCGGGTGAACGGACTTGTGCCAAGGTTTGGCGACGAGAACTTTAGTCCCCAGTGCCTCGACCACTTGAGGCCGAGCCACTGGAGTAAGTTCGATGCCTGCCCCAAATTGGTCAGGCAGTGGCACCTGCGGCCTTTCGTTCTCGTTCCTCCATCACTTGCTTTGCGATGGCGTCGAGAGCGTCGCCAGCCGGGACGGTGTGGTCCGGCTTCTTGGCCGGGGCGGGAACTGCATTGGGGTTCGCGGCGGATTCGGCCAGCCGAGTCCTGCCACTGTTTTTGACTTTATCCCACTTGGCTTGGATGGCGTCACGTTCCGCAGTAAGGGCCTTGACCTGTGCGTCAACTTTGGCCTTCTCGCGTTGCACGTTGAAAAGCTGCGCCATGCCCGTGATGAGGATGGCCCGCATGGTCGGGGAGTCGTCAGCGAGCGCCGCGTCTATCTGCGGACGAAGTTCGGTGACAAACTTGTTGTGTTCCTCCGCCGACTTTTTCACGTCCGGGGTAGCATCGGCAGCAATCTCCTTCTCTTTGAACCAAGAAAGGTTCGGGAGCATCGTGTCAAGCTGCGCCTTCGTTTGCGTGACGTGTCCGGTGACTGACTGGTTCAACTCGTTCTCGCGGCCCTTCGCGTATTCCGTGAAGTTCTGCTTCGCGATTTGAACAGCCTGTTCCTTGTTGTATCGAGTGTGCAAGATGTCCGACACCTTGGACTCGATGACGCGCTGCAAGGTCGGGTCGCCCATTGCCTCGAACACCTTCGAGAGATTGGTCTTGTCCGGCCCGCCATACTGTTTGATTTTGGCGAGAATCTCCGGGGTGACGACCGGCGACTTCTGGAGTTGCGCGTAAATGAATTCGCGGGCGGAGTCGATGGTCTTGTCAAACTCTTTGAACTTCGGGTCGAAGTCCACGTCCAGCTTGCCGCGCCACTCGCGCAACTCAGCCAGTTCCTTTTCCTTCTCCAGTTGTTCGGTGGTCGGGGACGCGGCGGCTTTCTTGATAGCAGCCAGTTCATCCTTGACCTTCAAAAGTTCCGACTCGGTCTTCGCAATCTCGCGGGCGGCGATAAGCTTCACCGTCGCGAAAGCTTCCGAGGATTTCGGTGCGGCACCTTGGGGCAAGGATGGCGCGTCTTTGAAAAGAGCCTTGGCGCGTTCTTCCTCCGAGGCAGCGCCCTTCGAGGCGGCTTCGGCGGCAGCGGCGGCAGCGGCCTCCTTCGCGGCCTTTTCCTCCGGGGTCTCTGCGGCAGCGGCAGCTTTGGCAGCGGCCTCCTTCGCAGCGGCTTCCTCAGCGGCCTTCGCCGCAGCGTCGTCTTCGGCAGTCTTGCCTTCGGCGACTTTCTTCGCGGCTTCCTCAGCCTGTTTCGCCAACTGGTCGAGCGCGTCTCCCGCGTCTGCGGCGGGGTCGGCGGCGGTCGATTGGCCCATGATGTCCTGCGCGGCAACTTTCGCCGCGAGGTCTGCGTTTGTCTTGGCGTTGTCCACAGGAACAACGACGGGGGTTTGGATTACTGTTTCGGCCATAAATTAGAGTGATAGGGGGTCAACACCTTCGGGTTTCGTTTCGGGTTCGATTTTCTGCCCGTCATTCCAGTGCGTGTCCGACTCCAGCGGAGGATACTCGGTTGCCTCCTGCTTGTTCGGGGGCGGAGGATGCGCGAGGAACAAAATCTCTTTGACGATTTTCTGGAATGAAAGAACTTCCCCGGACCTAATCAAAATTCGATTGGTGTCACCAGCGTCGAACAATGTCGGCGCGGCTTCAACCAGTTTGGGGATGAATCGTTTGCCCGTTTCCGAATCGAGAAAAGCGGCGAGCCTTTCAGAATCGTTGGGGGTCCAGTCGAGGGAGCCAGCTAGGATTTCCATTATTGCGGGGGAGGTTGAGCCGAGGGAACGGCTTCTTGGGGAACATTCTGACCGTCGTTGTGGGCGGCTACCATCTGCTGGTGCTGGTCAGCTTGGGCATCCAACATTTTCAGATTCGCGATGGTCTCGCCTACTTTGTCGAGAAAAGTTTTGACCTGCGCCAGTTCCGCCGGTTTGACGCCGTGCGAAAGGGCCTGCTGGTAATGTTCGTTGATGTGCGCCGCGAAAGCTTCGAGCGCCGTGGTCGGGTGTTCACCGGACTGAATGTGTGCGCCAAGCTGTTCAACAGCGGGCATCAAAATCTGCAAGTGAATCAGGTGGTTGTCCCGAGGCGAGACCGGCACCGGCTGGCCCGCAGTCAGCAACATGATTTCAATTTGCTGTAGCCGGTCCTGTTCCGCGTGTTCGGTCGGGTCGTTGTCCGGCAGCAAAAGCTTCTCAGCGAAATCGGCGGAGACCTTCGCGGTCAAATCCTCGACTTCGAGTTGGCGCTGATTGTAGAGCGGGTTGCCTTTCTTCTCCGCCGCGATGGACGCAATCAACTGCCGTTCATACGGCGTCAAATCCTTGATGGTCCCGGAAACGGGTTGCTTCGCGAGGGCGTTGATTTCCTCTTTGGTCATTTCCAACGCCAGTTGCTTCCGCGCTTCCTTGGCGTCATCTTCGTCGCACTCCGGGTCGCAGATGCGTTCCTGCATGGTCTGGAAAAGGTTCGTAGCCTGTTCCATGAAGCGAGTGATGCGAACGTCTTGGCCTTCTTCCTCGCGCTGCGCGAGCAGAGACCAAGCCTGCGGCGAGCGGAACGCTTCGCCTTCAACCTGCGGCACCGAGGTCGAGCCGATGAGTTGGTTTACAATCTGGCCGAAGTAGGCATCGAGTTTGATGAACCCCTCGACATTGCCGTCGATTTTCTGTTCGAGAACAGTCCACCCAGAGGGGACGATGATAGTCGAACCGACGACGGACATTCGGAAAGTGTGGATGCGCTTGATGTCGCCCTGCACGAGAGTCTTGCCGGACATGATGAGACGGTCAACGACTTCGTTGCGCGTCCGGTCAATCATTCCTGCCAGTTCATAAATATCTCGACCCACCCCTTTGCTGCCGTGTAGCGTGCCGTTTCCTTTTTGGAAGGAAAAGAATGATAGACAACTCTCAGTCGAATCGAATCGGTCGTCGCGGTGAAAAATCTCCTGCATTTCGGGTCCGGCCACTCGATAATGAGATACCTTGCCTGAGACTTCGCGAGCGAGCAGCGAGTAAACGACAATAACGCTTGCGCCAGCCATGTAAGACGCACCAATCGTAAGTTCTCGCAGGGCATTCTGATACCAAGTCTCCAGAGTGCCGCCCACGTTAAGCCGGTCACGAATCTGGACCGGGGATGCACGGTTGATGGCGTCGCGACAGTTTGCGAGAGACCATCCGGCATCTTTTGCGGCTTCGGGGTCTTCTTTGATTTGATTGAAAAGTTCATGGGGGAGGTAAACTTCTTTGAGAACAACTATCTGCGCCCACCGGACATCGGCCTTGGTTCCGTCCGCGACGAAGGATTCGTCCTGCTTGAAGTGCTTCGGAAACCAACTGTATTCGTCGAGCCAAGAACAGATGGTGTGTCCAAAAAGCGCATTGTCAAAAGCGATGTCTTCGATGAGAGTGCGGAAGCCTTTGCGAGCGCGGATGGTCTTGGTGATAATTTCACGGAAGCGTTCGGACTTCTGGGTTGCGTTCTGGAAAGTGTTGGGCAGCGAAGCGTTGGTGAAATACTTGAGCCCGTCGATGGCCGCGACGAAACGCGGAGCGACTTTCTCAATCATCGCCGGGAGAGGCTTGGTCGTGAAGTTCGAGCGCCAGCCGAAACCTTCGGCCTCCAGCTTGTAGGCGTCGTAGGGCCGTTCGGCGTTATACTTCGCGAGGATGCGCGAGGCGACGATGGAACGGTTGCGGCCAGCCATCACCACAGTCTTGATGACATCGCGGGCCATGCCCACGTCTTGAATCGACTTCTGGGTCGGCTTGCCGGACTCCAAACCAATCGCGGGCGACTGAATCACCGAGCCCAGATAGTTCTGGGGGTAGCCGGTGTTGTTCAGACTGCTATAGGGACCTCTGTCTTGAGCCATACTCAACTAACAGTTACGCGCTTGGCCCAGATTCGCAACCAGCGTTTGTCCGGGCACTGTTCGGTGGTCAGCATGGTCTTGGCCTCCACCAGACAACCGCACCGGCGGCACTGGCCGTCCTGAAACTGAGGGCACGGCTTGCAGATGGTGTATCGGGTCGCTTCCTCGCGGGGAGTGCAAATGGTCCGGTATCCCCGGAGCCGCGCCCACTTGAGCAGGACCATCGCCTTGATGAAAGTGAAAATCATTCGCGGGTCTCCCGGAAACCTTGTTGGTGCAGCGCCTCCGCGATGAGGTTCCCCGTCAGTTCGACCGATTCTTCGGACAGGTCCGGGTGAAACTCGTGAAGCAGTTCATGGATGAGAACCTCCATCTTTAACTTGCCCTTGAGTCGGGCGTCGATGGCGATTGTGCCGGGGACGGCGGGGCGGATTCCCTTCGGAGCCCTCCACTCGCCGAGTGTGTCCGGCGGCAATTTGCAGTATGAAATCTTTGGAATGATTACGCGTGCTGTCATAGTGTTCTCTTTCTCCAGCAATGTCCCGGCAGCGCCGGATTGTCGATGGTCGGTCGTTCGAGCCAGACCGCGACGGCGTTGTCTTCGCCGGTCTCCGCGCAGCCGTGAAGCCGAGCGTCCTGCCGCGTGCGTCCGAGAATCTCTTTACGCGCCTCGCCGAGCGCCTGCTTGCACGAGCCGCAGCCCTTTCCGATTTCGGTGTTCAGATGACAACCAGCACAGATAGTTGCGCGAGCGCGGGCGACTTCATCAGGAACACGCGGAGACTCATGGTTCGCCGTCGCAAGCGCAAGCCACTGTAGAACCCGAGACTTGAGAGAAGCGCGTTTCGTTTGGTCTGCGCGGACGCCGTTGTCGTTACGACATAGGCCGGGGTCCCGCGAGCACGCTTGGTCAACCACTTCCTGTGTTGGGTCTCCCAACGGAATCCCTGCACGGCGTCGATAGTTCGCAACGCGTGAGGCGACTCCAGACCATGTCTGAGCCACAATCTTTGTGCCGTCTGACTCTTTGAAAAAGTGTCCGCCTTTAGGATATACATTCGGGTTGAGAGTGTTCAAAACAGTTCCCCCATTTCAGTCGGCAGTTTCATTGACTCATCGAGATAGTCGTGCCGGTTACTTTCATCGATGCGTGCGCCGCCCGGATAGCGGGCCTCCATCCAAGAGTCGTCCAAGTCTCCCGGAACGTCCACGTTGTCGCCGCGCATTGAGAGGATGAGCCCGGAGCCTTTGCGTGCGGCGTGAACCAAAAGTGTGAGAGAGTCAGCGTCGTTGGGGGAACTGAATCCGCGACTCATGTAGTCTCGCTTCGATTCGACCTTGGTCTTGCCGCCAGCGGATTTGAAATTGCGCTGCGTTAGCTGCGGCGCAAGCTTCGCCAAGTCCATCGCCGGTGACAGGAGAAAATATCCAAACTCGCCCCAAGCGCGAAGCGCGAACCACAACTCGGTGGTCATCCGGTCGTATTGTTCTTTGCACGTCTTGGTGTCTTCCGACATCATCTTCGACTCGGACGCGGACTCCGAATAGTTCAGGTCGTGAATCAACTGGGACCACTCCCACTTAATCAGGTCCGCCGTGCCCGCGCCGTGGCCCGTCCGGTCGCACGCGTAGAAGTCGCCCTTGATGCCCGCCTTGCGGTTGAGCGAAATGATGGCCTCCTTCATCACGATGGTATCGCCCTTCGGCAATACAAACTGCTGAGTCGCCAGAAGCCCCCATCGAGGAATAACTTGGCCTGCGCGGTCTTTGAACATGACGGTCCGGCCTGCGGGGAATTCGATGGACGGAGGAAACTTGATGCCGGTCGCCCGCCCGAAAAGGCCGAGCGTGTGGACCGCTTCATCGCCGCCGTCGAGAGCCAAGTCAGTAGCAGCAACAGGTGTGGGGTCTTCATACCAAA